TTTTTTTTTTTTTTTTTTTTTTTTTTTTTTTTTTTTTTTTTTTTTATATAGTACTCTTTGTGAGTATCATTATTATTTAATTTTCTAGAAATCTCCAACCCGAAATATATGTACATGGTTATTGCACATACCTGGGACCCATCTATGTCGTTTCTGTAACATTTCTAGTGTGGGATAAGACTCAAAAATCTCTTCTGCTGTCATTCGTGTTTTTTTTATAATAGATTTAATAAAAGGAAATTTACTACGATCGTTTAACCATTCTTGATAAATTTGTAAAGGTGTCAATGGACTTAAAGACTTAACATATTCATAAACAGTCTTACAAGCTTCATAAGCTACTAAGTTAGTTCCCATTGTATCCCACATTTGTCCTACAGATTTCAAGATCGCTCCTAACACGCCTTCTTCTTCAGTTACTGCACATAATCGAACTAATGACTCTACATGTGGTTTAAATGGAAGTACTGGCGCACTATCAGGTCCAAGAAAATTAGCTATAAAGTACCTCTTAAGGAACTTTGGACCCTGATATGTCATTACTCCGGTGTTATGATTAACTTCTGACAGAAATTTCTCGTATTCTTTATAATCACGTAACTCCATACCCATATATTCTCGAAGAAATTGAGCGAAAGAGTTAGCTCCCATCATCCCACGAAGAGATTTTGGAAAACACCACACATGATCATCACCATAAATAATTATAGCAATGAAGCCTGCGACCAAACACCGATGAATAAAAGGAGCGGCATGCGGATAGCACATCTTTACATATTCTACATATAAGAAAAATATTAAACCCATAATCCAAGAATCTCCATGCGAAGTCTCTTTTCCTCCTGAGTACATTACTCCTCTTATTATGCGCCAAATAGTTCCTGGCTGCAACGTTATCTTGTTAGTCACATGATAAAGTAACAATGTATAAAGTCTCTTCAATAATTTTCTCTGAGATCCATTCATACCAGCCCAGTTATAATATCTAGCACCAGAAGCCAAATACAGATATAATTGCCAATCCGTAATATGCTTATCTAAAGCAGTAATATCTCCATCTACCCAGATCATGCCAGGCATTAAATAATTAAGATAAACCGCTAACTGATACCATCCTCCATTCCAAGCAGAACAGCCAATAGCTATCATAGCTCCTCTTTCCAACAACATTCGATCTTTATGTAACAATTCTGACAACAACGTTAACG